TGATCGAGACGCGGTATACCATCATTGCGGTTATTATTAGTATTATTGCGGTCCAGGTTATTGTTACGGCCTCTACCACGGCCTCTACCGCGGCTTCCACCGCGGTCCATATTCCCGTTTATAGCGTGCATTAAAGCACCCCAGTTTTGTATTGTCATTAAGACAAAGAGAGCAATAACTACTCTATGGGCCCCAACACCTTTCTGGGTTACCCAACGGTAGTTACGATTATTTAAATTATAATTTGCTTGTTGATCCATGCGAGGTTGACATGCCTGGCATTTCCCGTCCATCCAAAATGAGAATCTTGTGGTCGCTGATTTATTTCGTACTTCTCTCCATACGCTATCGCTAACTACAAGACCCTCGTTGCTATATACACCCGTGTTTTGGCTCTCGGCAGAGTTGCGCTTTGGGTCCGCGTGACCGGGGGGGGGATTCATCAAGCATGGATAGCTCCATTCCTACTGCTAGCTCAAGTTCTGGGCACTGGGATGGCTTGTATATTATTTCCGGATGCATTTGGTCTAATTAGATTCAATTCAACGATACCATGAGTGTCATCTTCAAGAAAGTCGTCTCGTTTCTAATATTACCATAGAGGCCTGGCAAGCAGCTGTCCCGTCGCGCTCTGAGAATATTCGCACCGGAATTTCTAAACTGGGACAGGTAACGTATTTGAGGTTATTTGTTTGCTTTATTGTGTGTATATGTATATGTGGGTAAGTGTTTGTGCCGGTGGGCGTATATATTACAAACGTTCTCAGGCGATTTCGGTGACACCATCGGACCGATTTACCGTGGTGTGCGCCTGTGTGGGAACGTGCTCCTAGAGCAGTTTTTAAAATTTCGCTTAATAATATATTGCGTAGCTTTTCAGACGAGGATTCCGTGGCATAAAATATGACACGACTACAGCCTCCGTCCCCCCCCCTTTTAACGTAAGGGGGGGGGGTATGTCAAATATTTAAAATTTACTGAAAATTGCTGATGGAATGCACATTAATATGTTTTGGTGCCGTAACTTCCACGCCTTTGTTCTTAACCAATGCTACTGCACTAATTGGATCGACTACAGTTATGTTATGTGTTTGTTTAGCTGTCGTCGATTTGTAGTTTTCGAATGGTGACGTACCTTTATTATAGGTATCAACTTCAGTATTAGTTTTACCGCCAACTATTTGGGCGGTAGTGCCACCAAGTGAGTGCCCTGTCTGTAAAATGGGTCCTTGGTATTTAGCGGCGGCTGCTCTGGAAATAACGGTTGCATTGTGAACTCTGCGACTATTATCGTAAGTTCCAGTAAGCACTTTAAAATCATTAATGAGGTCCGTTTTGCCACTCGTTCCGCGATGAGCGATTATGGTCTTATTATCGGTCGGGTTATGATAAACTTTCGTTTTGCGGTTGCTCAACTGCTCGTCAAGTACGTATTGTCCGACGGTTTTTGCTGACACGTCTTTATACGCCTCTCGAGATAGTAGCACGTCAATATTTTCATTCTGTTTATTTCCCATTTTAACTCTCGTGGTTCTAGGCGCTTCTATTGCTTTTACGACTTGCCTTCCAGCCGTTAATCCTGTGCCCGCAAATGGCACCAGCGAGACCAGGCCGGTCAACAATTGCCCTGCGGTCCCTTCACCCATCAGTACCTTTTTAGCAGGCACACTGACATTTTTATCATACCATCTGGTGAAGTTTGACTTGGGCAGTTGCCCCGGACGCTTAGAACTCGCGACGTGCTTTGTTGTTGTTTGTGCCTTTTGTGCGGGGAAGCTTGGCTTTAGCGGGTTTGGCTGGAGGGAGTGGTTTGGTGGTTGTTGTTGTCGTAGAGCTCTTGCTACCGCCCTTACCTCCGACCGTTTTGACAATGGTCTGTTGCTGTCCGACGGTTCGGGCAGGGAGTGGCGTGTAGTGTTTTTTGGTTAAATGGCTTAAGACTAGATTCATGTCTGATCGCAATTTAGTGACGTAGCCTCGTCTATCATTCATTGAGACGGGCATAAAAACCGGCACTACCGAACTTAAGAGCTCATACGCCGCTAATGCAATTGGATTGTAAGGAGGACTAGCTTTCATATTAGACGATGTGATAGGGTTAGTCGCGTCGCTGAAGGCTTCAATAATCATGCATCGAATGATCTTACACTTAAAAGGGGCTAGCGCTGCGGTGCCAGTACTGGTGTTTAAG